CGGAGCCAACTCCTCTGCGATTCTGAAAGCCTCTTCAAATGTCACCTCCTCGTTCAGTCGGATCAAGGCAATAGCGTCACCTTTCGTCGGGCAGGCGAAACAGTGAAAAGCGTTCCGGTCATAGGACACTGACGCGGAACGGTTGGACTCTTGATGAAATGGGCATAACGTGCTGATCCAGTCATACCCGTTGTCCACAGGCGCATCCCACTCTGGGTGATACCGGTGAATCACTTGCACAATCAGAGGGTCAGTCATCTGTCACCTTGTAATGCTCAGGCCAGCGGCGGGGGTCAACCCAGTAATCGCGGAGGTTCCCGCTGTACCGGGAGTATTTCTTCCACTTGAACTTCCCACGGTGTCTACCGTTCATTGTCAAAATTGGGCACTACCCTTCTTCCGATGACTCGTGTTGCTGGTGGGCGTTCCAGGTAGTCGATAGCACGCCTGAAGGCGTCTGTATCGTCCCTGAGATGCCCCAGGACACGCGAATTGCATGTGCTGCACAGCAACCCCCTGACAATCCCAGTCGCATGGCAGTGATCGACTGAGAGCTTCTTCCGGGCCCCGGTGGCCCGCTCACAGATAAAGCAGCGGCCTAACTGGTACCGGTAGATCGCCCAGTACTCGTCCCCGCTGATGCCGTAAACCTGCGTCCATCGTTGCTCTTGTGTTTGCGAGCGCCTGTTGGCTCGTTTGGCGCGGTGGTGTGTGGCGCATCTGGGGCCTGGGTGGGGCGCTTTCCTTGCGGTGGTTACGCCTTCGTCGGCGCAGTCCACGCAAGTGCGACGTTTGTGCGACCGGTCTTGGGACCGGTTCGCCGGCTTACGTCTTGTCGTGGTCATCGAAGAACTTTTGAATCTCCCTGTCTGTTTCCCGTGCGGTGTACCAGTCCATCCACACGAACAGCAGGATCACCAGGCCGACACCTAACGCGATACTGGGGATCATTCGCAACCTACCCACGCCATAATCGACACAGTTGTTATCCACACAAATAAAGCTATTGTGAACATCAGATCGAAATTCATTGTTCGTCCTTAATCTGCATGTTGTCTCCTTGGAATGCCAGGGCGACGTAGTCATTTCCTGACGGGTCCGCTTTCCCGCCACGGTTTTTCACCGTCGATACGCACAGAAGGTCCGGCCCGAAATCGTCGGTCATTTTGTGCAAGGTGAGCACCATCTCCGGTACGCGGGCTATCTGACCCTTGACCCCGGACAGGGGTATGGGTTTATCCGCATCGTTATAGCCGCCGGTTACGTGGTGCAGCCCGACTACGCACGCCGCTGTCGAACGCGCCATGTCGTGCAGGTAATCCATCAACGATTCCAAGCCGCTGAAGGGGTCGTCATCGTTGTCACCTCCGGTACGCACGTTGGTGACGTTGTCGATGACCACCAGTGATGGGTAGTCCCCGTACACCTCTTCGTAGGCACGAACGGACGCTTCGATCTGATCCAGATTCGGTGACGCGGAATAGTTGAAACGGATTGGTATGTCAGCGAACTCTTCTTTCGCCTCACCCAGATCGCCGGCCCGAACCATGTCTGTGGTGCGTTCCAAAGGCCACCCGGTCAGGATGGACAAGGACCTAGACAGTTGGGTGAACGCGTCGGAGTCTGCGGAAAGGTATAGCGTCGGCACCTTCGCTTTGAGTGCGTAGCTCAGGATGAACGCTGACTTCCCGACACCGGGGCCGGCGCAGATCAAAGCTAGTTGGCCGCGCAGGAACCGTGTGCCTTTGGTTTCTAGGGTTTGCCAAACCTGCGGTAGCGGGTCACCGGCATTGCCTTTGATGAACAGGCTTTGTAACGGCGTGTACATCAAGCAAACCTGTCATTGGTTTCACGTAACCCGATGATCGCTGCCACTACGTCTGGGTTGCAGAACGCTTTGTGACCCCGGATCGCGTCAGGGGCCTTCTCGTACGAGGCAACAACCTCGCTGGTGTCCGCCCAGAACAGGCAAGTCTCAAACCCTGTCCCGACCCCGGTGAACGCCAGGTCAATGGTGGACACGGTCACAGTCAAGTTTGCGAACGGAACGTCGTCTTTGAACTGCGTCATCTGCCATACCTTTCTGACATCTGCCTGAACAGTTGCCACTTCGCGGCCTCTAAAAGACCTAGGACTTCAACGAAACTGAACTTCTCTGGGGTGGACAGGATCATGCCTTGTTCACCGTCTGGGCTGATCGTCCGCGAGATGGTGACCTCAAACAACGTCAGCGGTGCGATATCTTCAGGCACGGCACTTCCCGCCGAAATGAAACTCCACTGTTTTCCTGTCCGCTCTGTCAGCGCGGTGCGTCCAATACCACTCCATACAGAACGGACACTGCGACGAACCACTGTGATCCTTGATGTAGCACTGGGAGCATTTCGTTTGCCGGCCGCGTAGCTCCTCACCGCACACGCAGTCTTTAGTTGCGGTTATCAATAGGTTTCCTCCAATTCGATGGGGAATGATTCGTTTCGACGGCTGTCTTTTCGATGGAGCACTCGTACGGGCGGATCATCCACACACACGGGTCATACCCTTCGTCCCAAGCCTCTTCCTCCGCTTCGGTCATGGGTAACCCGTCATGGGTGAAGCAGACCATCGGCCCGCAATACCCTGAGTCCAACCCTTCTTTAAGCCACGTAGCAAAACTCATAGCGCCCCGTTCACAGTCAAAATGCGGTCAAATAGCGTAGTCACAAGCCCAACTGACATCACAGAACATGCACTTCGACGGTTCTGGGTCTGGGTCGAACTTGCCTGCGGTGATGTTTTCCTCCAATTCTTTGAACTTCGCTGTCACGGATTGGCGGTTCCAGTCCGTTAGCTCGTAGGGGTAGGTGGGTTTACCTGGCCGGCACATGAAATAGTCACCGACCTGCGGTGCCGGGACACCGAACTGCTCTGCCAAAGCCACCGCATACACACCCAACTGGAAGTCATCACCGGGCTGATTCCCAGTCTTGTTGTCACGAACAATGACGTTTTCACCGTCCGTGATGACTGCGTCGATGAACCCTCGCACCTGCACACCGTCCAGGTCGATGTCGAAACCTAGTTCGATGCCTGGTGTGCCGTCTGGTGCTATCCAGATGACCTCGTCTGGGTGGTTGGTGTACCAGTCGATGTACTTCTGGACTTGTTCTAGCCCGATGCCGTACCGGCGTTCGATGTCAGCCTCACCGCCGTAAGGGCCGGACTTGAACCACACCTGAAAATTTGGTGCAGTTTCGCACGCCTCCGTGATGTGTGTGGCGTAGGAGTCACGGAACACATCCTGCGCTACCTCTAGGGTCATGGTGCGGCCGGACTTCTCCCATGCCTCTGCTGCCTCGTGGACTGCGGAGCCCTGTGCGAGCCACGCTGCTGGCCGCTGCCACACCTTGTCGATCCTGGCGAGTTTGTAGGCGTACGGGCACCTGTTGTACTGGTTTATCTGTGACACGCTGCGGTGTTCTGTCATTGTGTTTGAAACCTCCCTAAGGGAATAGGTCGCACTTTTCTCGTTCACAGTCAAACGTGACACACCTCACACCTCGCACCTGTACACAGTCAAAAGGGCACGCCCGAACATCATGCCTTCGTCCTGCACCTCACGGGCCTCCACGATCCTGTGCGCCCTGCTGTTCAACAACTCACGCACAGGCTCGTAGCACTCATCAGTGTCCTTCACCAGAGGACTCCGATACACCAGCAAATCTTCCTCGTTTAACCAAGACGCGTACAACCAGAACGGCTGGACGCTCACCACTACGTTTACCACTACCACTTCCTCACTGCTTGAAGGGCGGTATCCCATCACGGCCCTCTGACAAGATCAGGGAAGCACTGGTGGGAACCGCCAAATCATACGGCCTTGCTTCGTCAGCCGTGTGTGCTTGTTGTTACGGATCAGCAGGTCCCCGTCCGATGGCCGGCGGGGCTGCAACTTGAAACCTCCCTTGTTGGCGAAACCTTTGATCGGTGGGAAGTCAGGGTTGTACTCAAGCACGAGGTCTTCGTCCTTGAGTTTCTTGAGAAAGTTGCGGAGCTTCGTCAGCTTCTGTTCCGACATGCCCTTGCCGCCGGTAGCAACGAACTCTCCCAGGTCCCTGATGCGTCGGGCCGGGGCCTGACTTGATATCTCCGACGGGAGCTTCCACGGGAAATCGTCCCGCACTGCCTCGCGGGGCGTACGCGACCCGTTATAGGTCACCTTGTGGTACGACACAGCCTGCCGAGACACATCGAACATTTGTGCTATCTCAGTCTGGTTGTACCCTTTGCGCTTCAGTTCTTCGATTAAACCTATAGATATGACGTATTTGTTATTCCCCACTGTGCTCCCCTTGGTCTACTTGTTTTTTTCTCACATGCCCAAACTAGCCGGTGTAGGTACATTGTCAAGATTAAGCCTTCCAGTTGTCCTTGTTGAACAGCAAGTACTGAACGGTGGAGCACAGAATGGCCGCGCTATGAGCGGCTTCAGTGCCCAACTCTGCCATGTGATCAGGGCAGAGGTCTTCAGCCTCGTCAGCATCCATATACGCATTCGCGTCGATGCGTGCGATATGCAAGGCGCGGAGCAGGTCCGCCATGTCTTTACCGTCAATCGTAAACAATTTCATACCTCCTGATAGAAAGGCGCGGGGCCGATTTGACCCTCGCGTACTGACATACGGATGTTCATGGATGAACCTCCATCTCGTTGATCCCCCAGGACATAAAGCAAGGATCGCCTGCCGCGTCGAAACCTTGGGCATCATCACCCAGGAAACGGCCCTGCCCGTACCGTGAAATCTCAGTAGGGACGGCGTACTCCCTACCATCCACCCAAGCCTTGAAGTACGCGTACGCACTGTCCTGGGTAGCGAATACCGACCTGTGGCCGTCAACCCAATCCCGCTCGTCGGCATCCTGGTAAACGTCCACATTCAGCACATAAACGAACATCCTCAAACCTCCTGTTAGCAGAACCATTTTCTACGGCAGAAACGAGACTTGGACTCATCCCCCCGTTCACTGTCAAAACTTCTGTCTACGGCCCTCTCAGGGGCCTTTGCGGCACCCTCCTGGCCGCACGTCGGAAGCTCACCGTTGGCGACGTGCCACGCTGAGTCAGCCGCCAACCCTCCGTGCTGGGCGACGTGAGCGTCTGACCGAACCTCACACAAAGCACCCAGGATCAGATCAATCACCAGCCGACCTCATCTAGTTCAGCCACCAGTTCATCTATCGAACCTTCCATCCGCTGGCAGTCGCGACACATCTCCCGCATGTCATGGCACGCTGGGCACGGGTCATCCCAAAACGGGTTCATCATGCAATCCAATCCTTTCGTCGGTCACACCATGACCAAAACTGAGCGCCATCCCAACGCTCAATCGAATCCACCCGGTAACGGTCACCCATGAAATCTGAGAACCACACACCGTCATGCGAGTAATACCGGGAGCCGTCATGCTCCACCATGTAACGATCTTGAGCGTGCTCGTTCATCTCTTATTTCCACCTTCCCAAGATGTGATTGTCGTGAATAAATATGGGCCGACTCTTCAACCCGACGATCATGTATCCACGGCTCCTTTCCTCAGTAACCGTCCCGACCAAGATGTAGCCGCCGTACTCGTACTGCACTGTTTCGCCTGCCGCGTATCTCACTTGAGTCCTGACCTCTCCAGTTGATCGTTCAACAACTCAACCGCCCAGTCCCGAACCTGGCTGCGAATCTCAGCGGCAGACTCAGCCTTGCCGTAATTCAACTCCCAAGTCTCACGGTCAACCTCCACCGTGAACTCAACCTTCACCTTCATCTCTTATTCCTTTCCACAAATCTTGTTGCCCATCGAATGACAATCCCACCGGGGATCATCCTCTTGGATCGGCTGTGGGGTAGCGCAGCCGGCCAGGATCAGCAGCGCCGCCGCCAGGACAAACCTCATGCCTCTTCCCCTTCGTAATGCAGATCACCCTCGTCATCACCGGCAGCGTGATCCTTGATGAACCACTCAGCCGTGCGCTCATGCCCGAACGCCCTCAGCAAATCAGCCATAGCTTCAGCCTCAGTACACGTCAGCGAGGTGGCGATATCTCCCAGCGTGTCGCTGCCCCAAGTGTTGAAAAATTTCACGACAGCATCCAACTGTTGATCGTTCATTCCGAACCCTCCTTCTCCGCTTCGTAATTCATCCGAGCCGTACCCAACAGGTCATCGAAACCTTCACCGATCTCCCGATCCACCAACAGCGCATCCACCAGATGCATCAAATCTGCGAGCAGGTCAGACAAAACCTCTTCATCTGACCCCCACGCACCGACTTGCTCCCGGTAAGCCTTCGAAACCATGCTGGCCCGAACCAACGCTTTCTCCCGATCAGTCACTCCCAAACCTCCTTGTTGATGTCAATAAGACGTGCGATACGTGGAACCTCTTCTGCGTCTGCGTTCAGCAGCAGCGCCCATTGCTCACGGGTCATGCTCAAACCTTTCTGTTCATAGTCAAAGGGGGAGGACCGGATTGTCCTCCCCCGCAGCAGGATCAGGCCGGGACCAAATCCCGCTCCACCACCGTCGAAACCGCTTCCAGCACCGCCAGCGCCTCCGCAGCGAAATCTCCACGCATGGCGCGGTCGAAATTGCGGTCCAGCCGGCCAGTGCCGCGAACGGACTGGTGGCGCTGGGTGTAGGTGTTGAAAGCTTGAACCGCACCGAACGCGGTCCCGGTCCAAGGCGCAGCCATAGGATCGTTCGTGTACACAGCAGTCACCGCTTCCCGACGATTAGCGGTCTTGGTCTGCTTCGCCTTGGAATCCAAATCTCCCGCAGCGGGGATCAGGATGTCCAGCGCCTTGAACCACTGCGAGCGAGTCAGTGGAACGTCCACCAAATCTCCCACGAACTCAGTCCACTCCACCGCTGAAAGCTCCATGACCGCAAGCGCATCCCGCGTGGTCTGCATGGACGCAAGACTCAGAGAATTGCGGGTGTGCTTGATCTTGTGCTGACGGCCAGCCTTCTTCGCCGCACGGTGCACAGCCTGGAACATGTTGTCACAGATGATGACTCTGTTACCGGCGCTGAAGGTAGTCGCCAGCGAACCGTCCATGCTGGTCTGGACCAGCAACTCAGGCAGGAACTCCAAACCTGACTTACCGTCATGCATGGTGCTGTCCAGGGTCAGGGTCAGCGCGAACTGAGCGCCGCCCTTACGGGTCAAAGCGTTGCTGACATCCAAACCTCCTTGCAGCATGTTGGAAGTCCAGTCCATCAGCCCGTCATAGACGTGATTCTGCCAACCCTCGCTGTGGTAGCCGATGGTCTGGAAGTTGTCCGAACGAACGATGGCTTTCTTACCGGGCTGGATCACCGTCTTGTACGGTGTGCCGTCAGGAAGCAGACCGTCAGCGTCCTCGACACCGACAGGGACCAGCGAGGCAGATGGAACCTCAAGCGCCTGCCAGTTCAGCAGATCGTTCTTGATCGCCTGCACGGGGATCGAACCCTCGTAGGTGCCGACCACCTCTTTACCGCCGAGGTAGAAGGACCGCTGGGCGGTCTTGCCGACGATGATCTGCGCGTTGTAATCGTGAGCCATTTTCATATCTCCTAATTTGTTGTGAGCGACACGCCACACCCGTTTGGGCTGCACCCGCTCATGCCTTTGTTTGTTGGGTTGGGTACTACGAAAGCTCGCGGATGCGGCCTTCCAAGTCTTCGATATCCCACCGGCACTGCTCACAATCCCGGCACGGTGAAGCCTTCACCTCTGCGAGGGTCGCTTTAGCGTCTTCCAAATCCATGTCTTCTACGTACACAGTCAAACCTTTCTTAGAACGGGTAGTAACGGGTATTCGTTTGGCGGTGCATAGGGCGACGGCCAACCCAAGCGATATGCGCGGTGGCATTCGACCAACGCTCACTGATCTGCTGCGCCGGGGTCAGCGAATCCCACCAAAACTTGAATTCGTATTCCGCATTCAAAGCTTCACAAGCACCGCATTCAACTCCCAGCATGGCAAGCGAATAGCTCACACCTTGCGAATTCTCGCGGATTGAGTCACAGGTACAGCGCATTCTCAAACCTCTCTCTTCCAGTTGTTACGCGAACCCTTACCGGGCCGCTTTTCCTCACGCTTGCGATTCCGGTGAGGCACAGCCGCATTGCTGCGCCTCAACTCTTGACGGGCACGCGCCTTATCCAAATCGAAGTTCGTCATCTCTTCCTCTTCCTGTTCGTCAAAACTCATAGCAATTCGTCAAGCATGAAAGCTGCACGCTTGAAACCTTCAGCACGGCCCAAAAGCTTGCTCCGCATGTGCGGCATTTTGGTCGCGTTGTATTCGATGTTTTCGGCTTGCGCCAGGAGCCGGTCAACCAACTCTTGAGCGGCCGAAACCTTATCCGCGTCAGTGCGAACCATTCCCAAACCTCTTTCTATTGTCAGTACACAGTCAAACTAGACAGCCGAACGAATGAACCCAGCAGAGTTATCGCGCTTCCACTTGAACCCTTTAGCCCTCAGACCCACCACCACACCGGCCGGGTCATTCCGACGTTCGTCAGATTCATCACCGTCGATCACGGTGAACCCTTCCCACGTCACCGGCAATGCCTCACCGCGTGCCGTGGTGAACGGCATTGCGACGTTGCCGCCATCCGACAGGATGCCTCGCAGGTAATCGTCAGACGTGTGCGACGGCTCTTTGGCCGAATAGGTGAGGCTGTAGTCCGGTGATGCCTCACGCTGATCAGGCGACCACGCTGTGTAGTCGTACAGGCGCACACCGGCGGCGGTCAGCGCCGCCATCATTTCCGGGGCGAACAATTCCCACCGGATATCTGAGGTGGTGTTAAGCCTCAGGTTGATTTCGCCATGCTTGCGTAGCGCGGCCCGAACCTCTGCCCCGATAATCAAGCCTGCCTCGCGAGGATAGGCGAGCAGAAACGCGGTCCTCACGGCTTGCGCGCGTTGCGCGGCTGGCATCCCCGACTGACCGGAGAAAACCAGGCAGGCGGCAGCGCAACCCTTAGATGCGCGAGGACAGAGGTTGAACGCGCCGGACAGACCGAAAGCCTCGCGCACGTCAGCAAGAGTCGCTCGCATGAGTCCCAACTCTGGCGTGAGCATGAGTCCAAAGCTCGCGAGACTGTTTTTGCCTAGTTTGTATTGCGCCGCGCCGGACGTGAGGATAGGCGCTGAATTCTCAGCGAAACCTGCGACGGTGCCGCGCAGGCGTGCCTGTAATTTCCGTGCCTGCGATGCGCTCTCACCGGACAAACCGGCGATAACGCCATCCGCGAAACCGCCATCCGACAGAATCCGTTCCACTCGTGTGAGTGCCATTCCGATACCTCCAATTTGTTTGTTTGAACGAACGAACAGATGAACCTGCCCCGTAGGGCAGGAACAACTAGCGGACGTTCATAGTCAAGATCACTTGACGCGTACGTAGTGGTTACCGCGTGCCACGTACACGCGGCCATCTAGGTAAACCTTGCGCTGATCACTCATTGTTCACCCCCTCAAGTGCTGACAGTGCGTCAACCATGCAGTTGTAGGCGAGCAGAAAACGTTCATCTTCCGGTTCACCCGAAACGCGGGCGAGATTGTTTTCGTCAGCGGCGTAGCTGTACAGCTCCCCCATCACGTCTTCCATCTGCTCTACCAACGTCTTGCGTGGCGGCTTACCGGCCTGCCTCATTTCCCAGCGCAGACGCTCGAAATCAGACCTGATCATTTGCTAACCCTTTCCAGCATTGCGGCGAAATACTCGCCGGTCCAGTTGTCTTGATTCTCCGAAATCTTGGCGAGCAAGTAATCCCGCTCGCTTGCGTATCCCGTGTTTGCGTATCCATTCCACACGCTCACTTGCTCACCCCCGCTCATCACTTGACGAATTCCCAACGCGCATCCCGGCCACGCGCACGCGCGATCCCGCGCAACCGGATATCGAGCATGTCCGGCGTGTCGATAAACGAGACCTCACGGCCGCGATAGGTGGTGTAGCTGATTCTGATCACTTGCTTTCCTACTTTCCTGTTAGCGCCAGACCGGCTTAGTGCCGGTGGGCAATTGGGCGATGCGAACGTGATTGCTCGCACCGTTGGTGACCGGCCGACGTTTGGCCGGAATCCTGTTTTCGTACGTACCGGTGAATTCATGCCTGTTCTGCGCGAATTCGGTAATGGCGGACTCTTTGCGTCCGGCCGTGATACGCCGGTCGGTAACCATCACTTTGCGCGGCGTGGCGACGGTGCCGGTTTTGACCCGATCACTTGTGGTGCCGACCGTGGCGAGCTTTACCGGGTCGATGCCGCGCTTGGCGAGCGCGGCGACCATTGCGGCGTGACGTTGTCTGCGATTACTCATGTTGTCCTCTCGTGTAGGCGTTCATAGTCAAGTGAGCGGCGCGGGATTCGAACCACTACGAACAGGCACGCCGCGCCACCCGAAATATCGTGGCCGCTCTCGCCTGTTCTCGCCGCTCTCACCGGCGCTGGAACCGCCGGGTAAATCACTCACGCAATCCCGTAGGGCTACCGGCCGTAGCCGGATTTTCTCGCCGCTCTCGCTCTCGCAGTAGTGACCGGCAAGTGATTCGCGCCCGGTCCTAGCGGCGCGGGATATTCCCGGTGTGATCTGCGATTCAGCGCGAACGGTGTCACTCGTGTCGCGTGTCCCGTGGCGGTTGCTCTTGCTCGCTCTCGCGAGGCGCTAGTCCAAAGCGCACGGGGTTTCCCGGATTTCCCGGCGACGGCTCTCCCGCGCTACGCCTCACGGCGATGCGACATCCGGCGCGAGCGCGCCGGGGAGTCCCGGTGGTGCACGGCCTACTACGGGCCGGTGGTGCGAGTGGCTCAAACCCCCGGCGATCCGGCGGGCGAGCGAGAGAATCGAACAAGCGCCACGGTACCTGGCCGTTCGTAGTCAAGATTAGGCCGGTGACCAGCGCATATCGGACAGGACACGGCCGGTGACCAGCGCAAACCAAAACCAAACTTGTCAAGTGCGCTGGTCAGAGCGTTATCGGGGGTAATAACCGCAGGTCAGAGCGTTGCAACCTCGAGTGTGTGGTGTACGTCACACACACTATCGTTGCAGGTCACACGGCGTGTCCGCTGAATCGTTCGGCGTGTCGGAAATCCGCGGTACACCCCCGAAACTGCCCCCCAACAGGCACGATACGGCCCAGCAAACAATCATTAGCACGGCTAAACGGCCCTGACCTGCGAAGCAAGCGAGGCCGGCGTCGACCGCCAGCTACTAAGGCACGCTAAATACCCCCCTGACCAGGCAAAACGACAAACGCAAGGGGGGTGGATAGGCAGTACCGGGAAGGGGGGGTAAATCGCTCTATGGGCCATCTAGACCGTAACTCGCAGTTACATATAACCCTCAGTACCGCATACACAGTGCTAACTACAGCAAGCGCACCCCCTCACCAGGGGATATGCGGCATGTGTGCAGGTAGGGGGTACCGGGTAGGCAGGGGGTAGGCATACACGTACCGCACTACCGGAATAGGCATTCGCGTACAGGCATTCCGCACTGCCGCCTCGCCTGCCTACCGGGCAGGCAGCAGGGTACCCGCATCCAGACATACGCATTCCACTAC